TAATTTGAAATAATTTGACAAAAAAATGGGACACCCTACCCCTCTGGACTTGTTGATTTTCAAGGCTGGAAAAGGTGTCCCGTCAAACAATTTTTAGCCCTCAAAAAAGTTTGACAAAAAATGGGACACTTTATTGAGAATTTTTCGCAATACTAAAATCTGCAAATTTGCAGGTTATAAACCAAGTTCCCGCCTTCTCAAAAATCTTCCTTCTTCAAAATCAAACAAACCCGCCAAGCTCAGTCCGTTTTCTTCTGCATACTCCTTCAACCACTTCGGAGCCCAGCTTTCTAATGCCGTCTCGGGAATATGAGGCTTCTCTTTTTCCTCCATTCCCTTTCTTTTCACAATCGGCAACAAATAACACATACAGTGCGGGTGTGCGGGAAGTCTCGGGAGCTTGTCCTTAGGATGCACACCTCTACCAAGCCCATAATCCACGTTTGCATAAACATCGCATATATCCGCCCAAGGATGACTTCTTGAAAGCCTCCATTGATAGCCTACTACTTCTTCTTCATCCTTTGTGAGTTCCACCGTAGCTTTCATATACGCATGTGCCGTTTCAGTCCACGCTATCGTTTTAAGCCTGTAAAGCTGTTTATCATATACCCACCACTTGACCGCTTTGTTCACGAGTTCCGTCTTGCCTTCCCACAAGGCGTTCTCAATCTCTTTCAATAACTGCCTGCCCGCATAGTATGTTCCTTCTTTACTCCGTTTCTCTATATACTTCTCAACCTTCCTTTTGATTTTCTCCCAAGCTTGTCTGCTTTCCGCATTGACAAGTAGCCCTCTCGTGCTTTCCTCAAATTCTTTAAGCCATTTAGGCAGCTGTTCCTTAAGCACTATCGCAAACTCTTGCCCTTCTAAAGCCTCAATCGTGTATTGCAGTTTATACATCAAAGCCCTGACACCGTTATCGTAGCGTATGCCCTCCATGATCGTGTTTTTCAGTCTTGCTATTGCTTGCTGTGAGAAATCCCAAAAGCGTTCAGAAAGCTTTAAGCCGTCATCCCAGCGGTGATTAATAATCCCCTGTGCTATCTGCATTGCGAGGGCATCTTTCTGCAATTTTGCAGTTTTGTTGACTGCATTCACTACGTGTGTGATGAGTGCTGTGGTTTTGTGATATAACTCTTCTGCAAGTTTTCTAAGCAGTTCTTCGGTCTGCTTGTCTATTTGATAGTTCTGTTCTTTTAGTCTGTCTATAAGCTTGTCTGTTTTTTCTGAAAAGTCTTTTTCAATATCCTCCCACTCGGAGAGAAACCACTCCAAGAAAAGCTTGCGGATTTGTTCCCAGTTCATAACCCGAGTTCATTCTTCATCTGATTGTCCAAGCCCTCCAGCCCGTCAATCTCTCCTTCTATTCTCCGCATAGTTGCATCGTCAATCTCGGAACCTAACAGCATCCTTGCAATGTATTTCTTCAGTTCTGCGTCAAAGGTTGCAGAGATATTCAAAGTCAAGGCATCCATTGCTTTCTTTAGTTCTCTCTCCACATCTCTATAGCTGAAGTCCTTCTCATAAATGATTGAACCTTTAAATCCGTCCTTGCCCTCCCACTTTGCCACCAAGTCCGCAATCCTGTATTCCGATTGTTCTAAGTTTTGGGCTATCTGGGTTAGCAGGCTATTCAAGTTTTGGAATTCAAACTCTAAAGCCACACCGCTTTTTTGTTGTTGCGTGCCTTTTATGAATTCAAGGTTTGCAAGGGAGTAAATCATGTCTATGAGTGTGTTGATGTATTCAAGATAGACCTTTGCGGGGCTTTCGGGCGGTGCAATGAAGTCAGGTTTTCCGCCTTTTTCGGGATAGTAGCCTATGAAGTTTTCCGTTCCGATCACAATATTTCTCAGCTTCTCCTCGGAGATTTGGTCTGGTATGGGAATAGTCAATATGGGAAATGTGGAGTTTCTCAAGATTTCTCTGAGTTCAGAGATTGCGTTGTATAAGTCCTTGCTAACTCTTGCTATGTCGTGTATGAAAGGCGGAACTATCACATCAGTAGGCAAAATAGGGTCTGTCCAAGACACTGCCACCACAGGGACTTCTCCAAACGGCGTCGCCCCTTCGTATGTTTCATTCCCTACTCGCACTTTCCATGCCCCCGGTGTGAATTCTCTCGTCATGTTCAACTCAGAAAACACGATTTTCTGAATTCTTCCGTAGCTGTCTATTTCAATGTCTTGTATTTGAGTGGGCAGTCTGATGGTTGCATAGGGCCTGATACCCTGCAATTTTTCATGTGCCTTCGTGGGCACCTCTGCTTTTGGTTTGTCCACAATCACAAAAACGGTGCCGTATATGAGAGTAAGCTTTGCAATGTTCCGCATAAAGTCGTCAATGTCTGTGCCTCGTAGGTCTACATTCTGACAGAACTCTGCGTATTCTGTGTTTGTTGCGAAATCTCTTTGCGGTTCTACCCTGAAGAGGGCGCCCACATAGGTGTCTACAATCTTTTTGACAAAATTGGGATAAATAGCAAGCTGTCTTCTGCGTGTGTATTTTTCGTCTGTCTCTCTTGGATACTTCACAAGGTAGGAACCATCACTAAACCCACCTAATCCTGTGTAGCTATCCCAACAAAGCTTGTAATCTATCATGCTTTACCTCCTACAACCATTTGAGTTTTAAAAACTTGTAAGGAAAAGCCGTCGCCCTCTCTTCCAAAGCCATAACCGCATAGACAAGGGCATCTACGATGTCGTCGTGTGCGGAGAAGGGAAACTCTAAAAGCTGTTTGACTGCCTCCTCTTGCCCTTTTGCAAAGTAGATCAGCCCGCCCTCAAAGAAGGGCACAAGCTTTTGTGCCCGCAGGACTTTGTTTGTGTGAGGTTTGATGCCTCGGATGGGTAGGCTTACTCCACGCTTGCTTGCGATCTCTTGTATTAGCTTTCTGTAGACTTCTTGAAAGGCAACTTCTTCAAAAACAATCAGAGAAGGCTTGAATGTTAGCTGTATGGAGATGAGGGTGTCTATGAGTTCGTTAGGGGTGGCACGCTTATTATATATAAATAAGGAATATAGGTGTCCTGTCTCCTTGTCCCTGCCCACCACCGCTATAGCTGTATAGTCTCCCTTCTCCTTACCCGTGCTTGGGTCTACGCCCGCCACGATGTCAAGCCTTGAGAGGTCTAATTTCTCCTCGTAATACTTGAACCACTCTTGCCTAAAAACCCTGTCCTCATCAGACAAGGGTTCGTTCATATACTCAGAAGCAAATGCATAGCTTCCGATTTCTTGCTTTTTCCTTTCTAATGCTTCTAATGTCCAAAGGTAGGGATGCAGAGGTTTTCCATCGTCGGTGATGGCTTTGTATTTCTTTGCAAACCAGCCCAATTCTTGCCCTTTTGTGATGAGTTCATTCAAAAGGCTGTCGTAGTGAAGAATAGTTCCGATGACAAAAATCTTTGCGTTTTGAGATAAGCCCATAACTACCCTATAAAACCACTTCTTTAGCTTATCTCTGAGGGATTTGGAGTTTGCATGTTCCTCGCTTTCTATGTCATCAAGTATGACTAAGTCGGGTCTTTCTCCGCGCTTAACTAAACCTCTTAGCTTCTGTCCTGCGCCCCGTGAAATTACCGTCGTATGCACCGTGTCTATCCTCTCCACCGTAGCACGCTTTATCACCTCTCCGAAGTCCTGCAAAATTGCAGTGTTGTTCTCGAGTTCTAACCGAATATCCTCCAGCTGTTCCTTTGCCCTCTGTTCAGATGCTCCGATACAGACTATGAACTTGTGCTTGCCGTAGAGGATAGACCAAAGCACATAACCCAGATAGATCAAGCTTGTTTTCCCGTGCTCCCGTGGTGCTGCTACCACCACTCTTTTCATTTGTGGGTTCTCTAAAAAGCTGATTATCTCAAGCTGAAAATCTGCAAAAGGCTTTCTGAAGATGTGCTGTAGGTAGGTTTGACAAAAGAAAGCAAAGTCATTCCTTGCCCGTTCTTTCCTGTCCTTGTCCGCTTCTGAGATAAGAACCCTCTCTAAAACCCTGCTGACAGCCTTTTCTTTATAACTCATGCTTTAGCTCCGCAATGATGCGTTTCGCAAGGTCTTCATCTAAATGCTTTGCTAAAGTCTTTGCTACTTTCTCAAGCACTTTCTCTGTGTGTTCTATCAGTTGAGTTTTTGTCTTTTCTATGTATGCACTGCTCCGTGAGAGATTGCTTGCAGTATGCACAAGCCTCATGAGTGCGTCTATCTTTGCATCTTCTACTTCTCCCTTCTCTTGCCACTCCGCTATGACTTCTAAAAGCAAGCCTGTAGCGAGGGTTGCTAAGGTCTGAGACTGCTGAAATGTATCAAGATCCTCATCAGACAAAAGCCCGCTTCTCTTGAGTT